AAGGTGGGGTGAGAAGAGATGGGGAATTGGATTATGGTTGGACTCGTTTGGATAGCAGCAGTTATCGGATGCATTGTAATGAAAAAGATACAACCGGAAATATTCTGGCCGTATCTAATATATGCTCTTTGTATATGTGTGGCAGTTACAATGATTGCAATAGTTCAGCTATCTGCGGCCTAAGCTGTTCAAGCTGGGAAGTAGCAGATTCTAAATCACCATCATGTATTGATGCGTTAATAGAAATGAGAGCATCAGCAATATGAGATGGAGAATAAGTGAGCGCTAAGAAATAATATTCGCCATAATTGCCTTCTGTTTCAGAAATCATACGATTAATACATTTGCCAGTGTAACGAAGATAATTTTCAAATATAGAACGAACATAGTAAGTTGTCTTATCTTTATGATTTTGCTCCAATTCAAGCTTTTTAACTTTTAACTGGTAGAGGTTGTTAATGATAGCTGTAGCAATTGGAGAGATTACAGCAGCAATTCCAAGAATGGCGGTAATAGTTACAGTAAAATCAAATTTCATAATTAATATACTCCTTTCTCGTACTCGGCATGGTAGTGCCTGTAAGGAAAGTATAGGAGAAGAAATAGAAAATAGCAACAAGTACAAACTGTAACACATAAACTTTTCTAGGAGGTGATGCAGGTGATCGTAGAGATCAAAAAGACAGAAAGCGGATGCACATATAAATTCGATGATTCTGCTTATATGGGGAAAAGCGAAAAAGAGCATGAAAAAGTGATCAATGATGTATCAACTATCATAAACGAGCATCTGAGATCAAGAAAGGATAAAACCGCTTAGGCGGTGGAAAGGGACAAGCATGGAGGATTGTTGTTACTGTCAACACAGAAACAGTTGTATGGAACGCAGCCGCTGTTATCCGTGCACATCATACAAAAAGGAAGAAGGGAGAAAGACCACACATGGAGTATCAGATGGACGAAAACACAGGAACTGGGCTGTTGCTCTGGGACATGGGAAGAAGCGAACGAGTACGCCAGGAAGAAGAACAAAGGAGAATACATCATATTAGAATGAGCCTTTGGAGGACAAGGTTTATCACAGGCGTTGGAATGCTTGTTGGACTCTTCTATGCTTCCGGAGTAGCGATTACATATTCCATATCGGTCAAAGCACCGGAGTCAACGCTGGAGCGCGTCCTGATCGGACTGGCTGTATCAGCAAGCTTCTACGCGCTGAATTCGATCGCAAGGACGCTGGAAAAACAGATAAAAAAATAACACTTCCGGAGGTAACGGAAGTGTTGAATG